GTGGACAGCCTCCCTTCGCACATGAAGTGCGAATCTAACACGCAGGCTGCGTGTTAGAGCCTCTTATCGAGAATCGCTCCCAGAGACGTCATCCGACCACTCGCGCAACGATGATATTAAATCACCGTAGTAAGAATCGTCGGAATGACAGTCAGACTCGCCCTCACGGGCGAGCTCGACATAAACTCTGATGCTATCGCCATACAGGAGATGGTACCCCTGAGCGGCACTTAGCACTGCAATCGGAAGATTGCCACACTTGCGTCTCCACTGAAGGAGATCATCTTGTGTAGCATATTCCGTATCTTTGCAGGGCAAAAACCGACCTGAATACCAGTTCCTATTGCCACCCGCCTTATAGAAGATAGTAACCTTCTTAGAGGCGATGACGACAGAGAGATCTATCGTGGTAGTTACCATGGTAGTACCTTTCTGCGGCGAAGTTTCAGAGAGTTTCTCTTGGGCGACCTAGTTGGGTCACTGAGATAGTCCTCTGAATCGCCACGGTTCAAGTGGAAAAACAGAAGCCTATCTTCGTTTGCTAACTCATCCCTGAGTTTCGCAGACCCTACAGTAAGGGTATTAACCACATATTCTGAAGTGTTGGTTTTCTTATTCCAACGCAGAATGGGTGTGGGCCCCTCACGGTAGAAGTGCCAACCGAGTCCAGAGCACGTCTCCTGGACACACGGTAGCTTGTACATCTTATCGATGTAGTCAGCGACTAAGTGTGCCGTACGGTACCAGCCGTTCTTGTAAAAACGGTTGGCCATATGAACCCAGGAAACGAACTTACTAGCGTCTCGATGTGATTGAGGTGGGCCTTGACGTAAATAGACGGGTGTCACTAAGACACCGTCCATATAGTCCATGCCACACGACTCGCGGAAACCTCCTTGGTGGAAGGTTTTTTGCTCGTTTACCTTTAGGCCGAAGGCCGTAAGGTACTCTCTCACTTTAATGATGCAGTCTGAGGGAACAATCAAATCGTCCCCAAAGACCAACACGTCCTTTCGGGCATTTTCAAATGCCTCACGGGATTTAGGCCTGCCTAACCTGTTGAAGACTTTTCGCTCATCACAAATTGCAGCAATGCAAATCATGAGAAAGCATAGAGCTTCTACAGGAAATGTCAAGGCAGAACCCATTGAAGCGTACTTCCGGAGATGGAACACCGTTCCATCAGGCATCATAGCACGAGTTGATCGGCACCCAAAAAGGTGACGACGCAACGTAGGGCTATGCCGGAAAACGAGCGAGACTAGTTGACAACTAACTCGATCGGACGCCTCAGAGAGGTCAACCGTCGCGATACTGCCGTCCACCGATCCTCTTAAGGCAGCGACCTGGTTCGGTCGCTGATCTTGGAAGTTTAGGTGGGCGTATAGTGTCGACGATCCACGCGGAGCCCCTAGGGGCCTCACGTAGTGAAGACTCTTCACCAAGCGCGCAGCTGTAAGCTGTTGAGCATACTGCATTGCGGTCGGTTCAACGCTGATAATGCGTGAGGTCTTCATTGTCTTCGGGACACTAACTACCTTCACAGGTAGTTCGTCCCTAGGTTGAGTTAACTCTCTGTTCGACTGGTGTATGGTTGAGAAACCATACAGATGTTCCCAGCTGAACAAATCATCCCATCTTCTCATAAAGTCGCGACCCTTATACTTACCATTAGCCCACGCCTTATCAGCGGTGGCTCCTGGTCCGTGTTTGGGAAGGATCGACTCATGGTCGATCATCCTCAAGAAGACACCTTCTACCTGCGGAATAAAACGCCGGCAGACGAAGTCTAATCTTTGGATCTTCTCTTTTGAGAACTTTGGCATTCTTCTAAGATCGTCATCTAGCTCATGGTAAGCCTCCTTAGCGCGACGATCCCTACGGGGATCGCACACTACGAAGACTTTCTTATACCACAGGCAGATTTGCCGTATGAACTTCACGGCGAGCGGATCTCGGATACCTTTTTCCAAGATCACTCCGGTCTTAGCATCGAACACTCGACACGTCAACCCGTGCAAGAAACACGGTAAGACGGATATACTTTTAGGCCTCTTTCGAAACCTTGAGTATATTAAGGTCGATATGCATCCGTTGCGTATGCTTTCTTCAAGCCACGCAGCGAATGCAGGAAGGGTAATTCCTAAGAAGGACTCACCCTCGTGTTCGTACCGCGATCGAATTGTCATTCGGTCGCGATCCATGTTAGCACAGGACATAAAATGTGCTTCATCAAGTTGTCCAAGAAGGATATCTAGGCTTTTCATTGAGTCTCCTTAGTTCAGGAGGTTTTCAATCCATAGCCTAACATGTTCGAGGACTGCATCCATCTTAAGATGAATGCAACTAACAATGTCCGTCCACTTGACAAAGGCGCAAGTGAGCTTGATCATCGATCAAGACTCGAGCGCCAAGAATTTTGTCATGTTGGCCGACTGTGACATGTAGCCGCAAATGCCGGTAAGAATATCTGTAAGGTTGGCAGAAGTAAAGCCAGCCGGAGGACGATTCAAAACGACATAAGCGCTTGCAGAGACAGTTCTGGTCAAACCGGTCGACGGGTCTGTGTACGGAGTAAAGAAGTCAAGACGAGCCTCTGACCGCGTACGACTACCACGAGTATGGGTAATCTTCGCAGTATAGAGGGCGTCAGACGTCGAATACTCCGCCGCATAGCCGTCAGACCGAATCCTGGCCATAGACTTTGCAGTCCCTCCGGAGATGGCATTAGTTTGCCCTACGGAGATAGAGATTGGGTCCGCGAACATGGTAGATCCTTTTCTTGTTGTTGAGAGAGTCTCGTACTCTCTTTGCTACGCTCTCGGCGCGGAATGTTTCCCGCGCCGCGAGAGGCCTAAAGCAGCAAGGATGGACCACTGATACGTCGATAAAGACGCATAAGTAACCCCGAACCCGTAAGGGTTCGCTACCTCCCTCTGCCGAAATTCGTATTCTGTCGAGCTCACGCCCGAAAAATGCCGAATTTTAGCAGGACTAAATCCAACAACCCCATAATCGCCAGTGTACATGGAAATGTCACCGGGTGCTTTGTAGGTGAAGTGTTCAGAACACATCACATACGCGTACTCGGCGACCACCCCATACCTGGCCATCTGGTAGACATTGGAAATAGCGGGACCAACGGAAGTGAACCAGTCCAATAACCACGACCACGGAGTTAACTTGTAAATTATACTCACGTCGGGTGATAGACCAAGAAGATCCGAAACTAAACCGCCAGGCGGCGGCTTAGTTCGGTCTTTACCAAGATCAGGAATATAGAAGCGGTACTTAGCCGCAAACCATATCCTGCGCTGGTAGGTCTTAAGAATTGGAAAAGGTAACACGTCCCCCCACCCAGGAGCGTAAATCTCTGTATGCTGAGAAGGGAAAACAGTGGCAGCCCGAGCAACGTTGCGCGGAATGTCCTCTGAAAACCCACCAGCATCCAGTTCGATTTCACGTCTCACGGCCTTACCATTGTGACGGCGCAACCAGTCTATCTTTTTGTCAAGTTTCTCCCTCATCTTTAGCAGAAAAAGGAGATCCTGTAACATAGGATAAAGACCAAAAGCACCGTACAAATAGGTATCGCCAGTATTCTTGGGTAGGCTTTTAGCGTGCTTAATAAAATCACGCACTGTAGGAAACCCGCTGGCGTAAGCCAGGTCGAGCTTCTTAAGTGCTTGAAAACCTCTCAAAGTTTGGGAAACCATCCCTGGGAGGTCTTTAAGCTCGCCTATAGACACACCTAAATTATAGATAGGATGTGTGGGAATAGTTCTGGAGAATCCCCTCGCTCCCCATCCAACTAAGGATAGGGGTTGAGGGTCGACAGGGACGTATGGTAGGACACACATCTTGCCATCGTAATAGACTCCAGCACCGTTGTTCCAAGTCGTCTTAAAGTGCGGCAACCTCCTGATGAAGACTTTCTTTTTCTTCACCAGAAAGGGACCGCCCTGACGATAAGGAGGACCGGGATGCGTCTCGTCAGTACACGAATGCTCACCCATATATGCCGGTATAGTCTGATTACCAAAGATATGGTAGCCAGCAAATTCACCGCCATAACGGATGTAGTACTTTCGTGTCCTGGGAGCCATTTTAACCTAGTCCTTGTGCTAACAAAGTAGGGGGGAG